TCCCTGGGCACCGAAATGCTCCAGTTCAGCAGCACGGCAACAGACAGCCCACTGGCCAATCGTAAGCAACGCCCGGAAAACCTGTTTTCTGCAGCGCTGGAAGCGGAGTTGGGTTTTGCAGAAAAGCCCCCGGCCGCTGACACCGACACCCTGTTTACCAAGGTGAAGGCACTGTTTTCAAAGCATCGCGACGCGAGCGCGGCGAAATTCAGTGACTTCCGTGCGGATCTGGAAAAAACACTCGAGCTGTTTGTCACCGATGCCCAGCAACTTCGCGCGTCAATTGATGAAATGAACAGTGAGTACAGCCAGATGAAAACTGCGCTGGACTCACTTAAAGCGGAATTCACCGCGCTGAAAACCGATCTTGAAACCAGCCCCTACAACCAAAGCAGACGCGACCCTGCCACCGGTGGCCACGAAGAAATTCTGACCGACTGCTGATTCTGACCGACTGCTGAAGGAAAACGAAATGCGTAATGAAACACGGGTACTTTTTAACAAGCTGCGCTCTCAGATCGCGACACTGAATGGCGCAGAAAACCCAGCTGAGCAGTTCAACGTAACGCCGTCTGTACAGCAAACCCTGGAAAAACGAATTCAGGAATCCAGTGCTTTGCTCCAGGCCATCAACATGATTGGCGTTGATGAAATCAAGGGCGCGAAAATTGGCCTTGGCGTTGGTAGTATTGCCGGCCGCACCAACGTGTCCAGCAAAGACCGTGCGCCGCGGGATGTTAGCGATTTGGGTAGTAACGGCTACGAGTGCCTGCTGACCGAGTTCGACACCGCGCTGCCATACGCCAAAATTGATGCTTGGGCGAAGTTCCCGAATTTCCAGGCTCTTGTTCGCGATGCGATTTTGCGCCAGCAAGCGCTCGACCGAATCATGATCGGTTTTAACGGCACATCGGCGGCTGTGGAAACTGACCGCGCGACAAACCAGTTGCTGCAGGACGTCAACATCGGCTGGTTGCAGCACTACCGCGCCAGTGCACCCGAGCGCGTGATGTCCGAAGTGGTAGCCGAGTCCGGCGAGGTGAATGTTGGCTCCACTGGCGACTACAAGAACTTAGACGCCCTTGTTTACGATGCCCTGCACAGCATGGTTGAAACCTGGCACCAAGGAAATCCGGACCTGGTTGTCATGGTGGGCAGCGCACTGCTGCAAGACAAGTATTTTCCGCTGATCAACGACAATCAGACCCCGTCTGAAAAATCAGCCACGGACCTTATCGTCTCGCAGAAGCGAATGGGCGGCCTTCCTGCCGTCTCAGCACCGTTCTTCCCAGAAGGCGCGCTGATGATCACAACGCTGGAAAACCTGTCGATTTACTACCAGTCCGGCGCCCGTCGCCGTCACGTGATCGACAACCCAAAGCGTAACCGCATCGAGAACTACGAGTCTTCAAACGAAGCCTATGTGGTTGAAGATTTCGGCGCCGGCTGCGTGGTTGAAAACATCACCATCGTTTGATCGAGGTTGATATGACAAGCCCAGCAAGAAAACATTTCTTGCGAGTACGCGCCGCCGTGGAGGCGGCGCAGTCTTCGCCAGAGCGCCCGCAAGGCGAGTCCCACGAATTGCACCGGATTGCAATAATTGAAGACTCGCGACGGCTGCACGACATTCAAAGCATCGAACGCAAGATCGACGCGAAGCGCGAAATGCTGCCGAAGTACGACAGCTATGTGCAGGGTGTACTCGAAGCCGGTACCGGCCAGCAAGACGATGTCCTGGTAACCCTGATGGTTTGGTATCTGGATATTGGTGACGTCAAAACCGGACTGGATATCGCGGAATACGCGATAGAGCACGGTATGCAAACCCCGGACAAGTACGCACGTACTACCGCAACACTGGCAGCTGAAGAAGTTGCCGTGTTCAGCTTGTTGGCCATAGCCAATGAAACCGTTGAGGAAGACCTGCCGGTGCAGCTACGTAGGGCCGTTGATCTGTTTGCCGATGCGGACATGCAAGACCAGGTGAAAGCCAAACTGTTCAAAGCCTACGGCTATCTGCTGCGCGACCAAGGGAATGACGAGCAAGCGCTGTCTGCCCTGAACCGCGCTCTGGATTTGAATGAACGGGTGGGTGTGAAGAAAGACATTGAGCGCCTGGAGCGAAATCTGAAAGATTCCGGCGAATAGCCGTTACCGAGTCGGCCCCCGACGCCAAGGCGGCACGGGGCCATGATTTGCGGCTTTGCCTGCAACTCTTCGGCCCCGTCCACCGCCTTCATAGGAGCAAGCATGAGCCTGATCGCCGCCGGCGGGCCTACCGAACCCGCAATCATCACGAATGCCCCGTTTTTTCCCGATATTGCCGTCGAATCATTCCGCGATGCAACACGCGTGGATGGCACGGTGACCAATGAGCGATGCCAGCACGCACTGGAGGCTGCGATCTCTGACGCCAACGATCAGTTGAGCAACTGGGTGCAGGAACAGGTTGCCAGTGGCGTTACCGACATCACTGGAATGCCCATTCAGCCCTGGCAGCGTGCGGGCTATCACCAGCAACTCTATCTGCGTGCCGTTTATAGCCTGGCAAAAGCGGACCTGATCGAGCGGTATCGCGATTACGACACCACCGGCAAAGGTCATCAGAAAGCCGGTGCACTGGCACCCGCAGACGATGATTACCGGCGTAATGCTGCCTGGGCGCTGTCGGATGTTCGCGGCGCCCGGCGCACAACTGTGGAGCTGATCTGATGGTTGACGTAAGAGCCATTCAGGGCGACACGGTAGACCGCATCTGCTTTCGCCATTACGGCTACACAGCTGCCGTTACAGAAGCCGTGCTGGAAGCCAACCCTGGCCTGGCAGAGCAGGGCCCGATAATTGCCATGGGTACCCGCATTCGATTGCCAGAGGTTCCGGCTCAGCCGGCACGGCAAACTGTGCAGCTTTGGAACTAAGCGGGGATTTATGAGCAATGACTCCAATGAAAAACTGTTGCACGACATGGTAGCCCAGGACTGGGCTGCTCGGCTCCGCGATCTTGAACAACTGCAACCCAGAGTTCACGCACTTGAGCACGCTGTTACGGGCATCCGCAGCGAAGTACGAGAAGCTCGAATCGAACAACAAGAAGAGCAGCGCGAAACCCGGCAGGCCTTGGAATCATTTCGTAAGCGCATGGACAGCGATTATCGCGCGACTGTGGTCGCAATGACGGAGATAGCAGGCGCAACAACTGGAGCAATCACATCATTGGTGAAGAGTGTGGGCGAGCTCACCAGAAAAGTGGCATTCGCCACTGGCGCATTATACGCCCTAATGGGCATTGGCGGTCTTGTGATGGCCTATCGAACTGAATTACTGAAAGTGCTCATATCCGTACTTGGAGGCAGCTAATGAAGAGCAGATCGAAGATTAAGTACCTGGTCGTGCATATCAGCGACAGCCCGGCAGATCGCGGCGATACCGCAGCAGACATCCACCGGTGGCATAAGCAGCGCGGCTGGTCAGGTATTGGCTATAACGCCGTGATAACCGGCGATGCGCAACTGCAGCAAGGCCGGCCAGATTACTGGCAAGGCGCGCATGTGCGCGATTTTGACGAAAACGGCGAAGGCGACAATAGCGACAGTCTGGGCATTTGCATTATTACCAACAAAGCGCCTGATGCCGACCAGCTTCTAGTTCTGGAAGGCTGGCTGATCGCAAAGCTGGGGGAGTACCCTGATGCTGAAGTTGTTGGCCACCGTGACCTGGATTCCCGCAAAACCTGCCCTAACTTCGACGTTCGCCCCTGGTGGGCCACCAAATCCCAACACAGAATTGACTGAGGCAGCGCCCATGACCCCTGAGCAGTTAGACGCCTGGCGCGCGGTACCCAGGACACTGGTAACCATGTACGCCATCATGTTCTGGCAAATCTGCCAATGGTTTATGGCGCTGCCAGACCCAACTGCCGCGCAGTCGGCTTTCGTTAGCACGGTCGTCGGCGCATCTGCCGGCTGGTTTGGTCTTTATGTGCACAGCGAGAGGCAGCGCGAATGATCTACGCAAAAATACTGGGCCCCCTGGCGCTTATGGTCGCGATCGCTTTTTCAGGCTGGCAGGCCCGCGGCTGGTTTGAAGACAGCCAGGCCCTGACGGCTGAGCGCGTGGCGCGCCAAGTGATTGAAGCCGAAATGAGCCGGGAATCCGAAGTGGCCCGGGTAGTGGAACACCAGCTGGCCCGCCTTGAGCCCAGTGAAAGGGTTATCGATAGGGGAATTATTCGTGAAATTCAAAAACCCATTTATCAGCGCGTGTGTCTTGAGCCTGAGTTTGTCCGCCTGCTCAATAATGCCGCAACAGGACAGGCCGCAATCTTACCAGCAGAACCTGCTGACCAAGTGCCCGCAGCAGCTGCCGCAGCTGACTGACGGCAAGGGCGGCACGGTCGGCGCCACAATGAACGAGTGGGCCAAAATCTATCACCGTTGCAAAATTCGACATAACGGGCTGGTTGAAGCCATCAATTTACAACTCCGGAGCCAGCCATGAAAAAGCTTGAAGAATTGCGCGGCCACTTACTGGCTAACGTTCCCGGCCTGAAGCGCAACCCGGACAAGCTGCTGACATTTATCGAAGACGGCAGCATAGAGTTCTGGCCCGGGCAAAACCTCAGCCACGCCTACGCCATCCCAATCCAGATCATTGTGACCGACTACGCCGGCAACGTGGATGACCTGGTCCTGCCCATACTGTCCTGGCTGCAAGTGCGCGAGCCGGGCCATGACCCCATGAACACCATTCGCTTTGAAGCAGAGCTGCTGAACAACAACAGCTATGACATAGCGATCACCGTTAACGTAACCGAGCGAGTAATCGTAAAGGCCACCGAAGCGGGCCTAGACGTGGAACACGTGCTGCCCGAAGCGCCTATGGAAATGGACGCCACCGAATGGGAAATAATAATGGATCTGCATCACTTTAAAGAGGACGTAGATTTCGATGACTGACGACATCGATGCGCTGTCTGGCTGGGCCGAGCCCCTGCTAAGAAAAATGCAACCGGCTGAACGCCGAAAGCTGATGAAATCCATTGCCCGGGAGCTGCGCAAATCTAACCAGGAGCGGATGAAAAAGCAGGAAGGCCCGAACGGTGAAAGCTGGGAGCCACGGAAAAGCCGTATTGGCGGAAAGTCGGGAGGCATACGGAAAAAAGCGATGTTCACCAAAATTCGCACGTCCAAGTTTCTGCGGATTAATACCTCGCCAGACGCCGCCGGGCTGCTGTTCAGTGGTGCAGTAGGGCGTATTGCCCGAATCCACCATTACGGGCTACGGGCGAAAGTCGACAAGAATGGCCCGGAATACGATTACCCATCTCGCCCACTGCTGGGCACCAGCCGTCAGGACCTGGACATGATCGCCGAGAAGATCCTGGAACACGTCACGCTTTGATTTGAAG